GGAGAGCGCACCGTCAGCGGCCTGTGGGACCTGATCGGCAGGCTCGTCGATATCTTCAAGCCCGACGAATGTGCAAACTACTTCAAATCATGCGGCTATGAACCGGAATGAATGGAAACCGCTCTAAGGGCGCCGCTGGCGCGCAGATGACCGTTGGTGACGGCACCACCGATCTCGACACCGACCTTCTGATCGACGCTGCCGAAACGCTGGGCGACAATCACGAGAACCTGGGCGTTCTGGTCGTTCACAAGAAGGTCCACTCGATCCTTCAGAAGAAGGAAAAGGGCTTCGTTCCGGCTTCGCAGACGAACATCGGCTTTGACACCTACAACGGCTACAAGCTGGTCGTGGATAGCGGCATCGCTCCTGTTGAGGGCGTCTATACCAGCGTCCTGCTCGCCCCTGGTTTCTTCCAGTATGGCGAAGCCGCGATCGACAATGCCGTCTCGGTCGCCCGTGACGAGTTCGCCGGTAACTTCGGTGGCGAGACCTCGCTGATCAACCGCAAGAAGTTCCTGTTTGCCCCCGCTGGCATGGATTTCGACCCGGAACCTGACGCTATCGCCGGTATTGCGCCGACGAACGCTGAACTGGCGACCGCTGCGAACTGGCGCCTGGCATTCGAGCGCGAGAATATCCCGCTGGCGTTCATCGAAACGTCGCTCTGATCTTAGAGCAAGCCATGAAGGAGCCGCCCCCATTCGGGGCGGCTTTTTCGTGCGCGGATAAATATGTCCATGACGATCGAAGCCGCCAATATCTATCACGCAGACCGCGCCAACACTGCTTGGGCAGACGCCACGGAGGCCGCACGATCGGCCGCACTGATCCGCGCTCAGGATTACATCGCCGACACCTACACCCTGGTCTATGATGCCACCGACGATCCCCGCCATGATCGCGCCACGTATGAACTCGCGCTGGCCGCGCTCGATGCCAGCCTGGTCGAGATCGTCTCGCCCCAGGTCGTGCGGGAGAAGGTGGATGGCGTGGTTGAGGTTCAATACAGCGAGGGCGTAATTGCTGACCGTTTCCCGACGATCAGCCGTATCCTGGCGCCGCTGGTGAAGCCCAAGGTCGTGACGGGTTTCCAGTCTGTGAAGGTCTGCCTGTGACGGCGATCTATGATCGTGCGCGCAAGACGGTCGGTCGCAGCCTTCGGAAATTCGGCGGCCAGGCGACGATCACCAGGAAAACAGCCGGTGTTTATGATCCCGCGACCGGCGCCGTCACGAGTGGCGAAGAGACGATCGTTGCGAACGTGGTCATCCGCACCAACCGTGTCTGGACGAGCCAGGGGGTCGTTGGGTCAGAGACCGTCGCCACCCTCCTGATCGAGCCGATCGTCGGTGACATCATCGCGCTGGCCGATCAAAAATGGCGGGTGGCCGAAGTGGAAATCGTTGCGCCGAACGGTGCGCCGATCCTCTATAAAGCAAAGGTCGCGGCGGGATGAAAATCCGGATCGACACCAGTGACCTGATCGCGAAAATTCCCGGCATCATCTCCAACGCCGAACAGGTCGCGGCGGATGTCCGTGATAAGATCGCGGCAGATATTTACGCTGATCTTCTGCGCGAAACTCCCGTGGACACCGGCCAGGCGCGCCAGGGTTGGCAGATGGACCTGATCGGCGATCAGCAGCACGTCCAGAACGCCGTCCCGTATATCAACCGGCTCAACGACGGCCACAGCAAACAGGCGCCGTCCGGCTTCATCGACGCGATTGTGGATCGCCACACCCGGCTCTGACGGCTTCGATAAATACGTTCATGTTGAAGCTGCTGACCCTCGCGATCCGACACCATTTCACCACCAAGGCGCCTGTTGGTGTGCGGATCGTCTATGACAACGCGCCGCAGACGAAGGTCGATCAGACCAAGCCCTTTATCCGCTTCAGCGTCCGGCCTGGTGCGAGCAAGCCGATCTCGACGGGTGACAATCCGCTGATCGAGATGATCGGCCGCATTGAGATGTCGATCTTCGTGCCAACCGAACAGGGGGACGCGCAGGCTCTCGACCTGGCTGACCAGTGTGAAGCGATCTTCCGCAACTATCGTTGGCAAGTTCCGCCCAACCGATTGCTTGTCGAAGGTTTTGAGCGGACGATCCTACCTGAAGAACAGTGGTATCAAGTCAAAGTGTCTGCGCTTTGGCGCACGATCATGCGTCCAGAACGATGAAATCAGCGCCTCCGGATAAATATCTCCGGAGCAACTGGCTCCAAGAAACCTCTATTTTTGGAGCTAAAAGACAGATGTCTTATAATTCGAGCAATATTTCTTACTACATTCTTCCGGAGACTGTTGAAGGTGTCACGCCTGAGACTGGCACCGCGCTCAAGCTGGCGCACACGCCTGGCAGCGGCCCGAGCTACACGAAGGAAACTGTCTCCAGCAGCGCCCTTTATGCCAAGCGCCAGAGCGGCGGTGTCCGCACGATGGGCGGCAGCGTCAGCGGCTCCTTCGACTTCGAACTCAAGCGTTCGCCCGCCATCGACATCCTGCTCGCTTCTGCGCTTAGCGGCCAGTGGTCCGGCAATGTCCTCCAGGCCGGTGATCAGGACAGCAGCTTTTCGATCCTCAAGACCACCGGCGATGCCGACGATCTCTTCCACTGCTATACCGGCGTCCAGGCGAGTGAACTGTCGCTGACCACCGAGACGGTCGCCATGGTGGAAGCGTCTACCACGCTGATCGGTATGAACTACGTCGATCCGATCGCCTATGAGCCTGGCGAAGCGCTGGTGTTCCAGGAAGATGCTGGCGGTTTCCCGCTCGCCGCAATCGACGTGACCGCGTCCATCGCAGCCCTGCCTTCGATCGATGTTCGGTCGGCTACCCTGACGGTCTCGCATGAACGCGAAGCAAAGGCGGCCCTTGGCCCGGTCTCGACTATCGGGGTTGGCACTTCGGGTGCCCGCACCGCCACCCTGGAGGTGACCTTCTACCGCCGCGACTTCGCGCCGGAAACCGCTCTGGTCAACGATGCCACCACGTCGGTCGCCCTGACGATCGGCTCGGGCGCTGATGGCTATGTCATCAATATGCCTGCCGCCCAGGCCTCGTGGCCCGAAGAAAGCGTCGATGGCGCCAGCGTCCTGGTGACGATGACCTTCACCGCGAAGGTCAATGCTCAGGGCGATATCAAAATCACCAAGGCGGCATAACCTCGCCCGCCTTGGAGAGGGGAGGGCAAGCGCTCTCCCCTCGACCATTTGGATAAATAATCCGCAACATATTTGCGAGGTTATACATATGTCCAAGTTTAAGCGTCATTCCCGTTTCGATACCGATCTTGCCGAAACTGGTGTTTGGTTTTCCGTAAAGGATGAACTCGGAAATCATTACGGTGATTTTCTTTGCTCGCTGATCGATCAGCACGCCACCCATACCAAGCTCCGCGCCCAGCGTGCCACGAAAGGTCGTCCCGATCGTCAGGGTCAGAACACCGACGCCGCGAAGGTCGTTGCCGAACTGCTCGTCACCCTGTCGGTGACCGATTGGGAAGGCGTCTGCTACGCCGATGGCAAGCCGGTCGAATTCAACCGCGCCAACGCAATCGAGTATTTCACCGAAGAGACCTTCGTGGCCCAGCGGGTGCTGGAATATGCGCAGAACGTCGAGAATTATCAGCCTGCCAGCGCGGATGACATCGTAAAAAACTGATCGCCGTCCTCGACTATCGCTCGACCCAGGATTGGCGAGTATCAGTCGAGGACATCGAACGCGGAACCGCCAAGGCGCGGCAATATGCCCTGGAGCATATCGCCGCCTGCCCTCCAATCGAGCCATTCGCCGCCTTCTATCATGACGCTTTTATCGAGCTTCGAAGCGAAAGAGCGTTAGGTGTCGGTGGCTTCGGCCCGATCCCTATCACTCGCATCCATGAATATGGTCGTCACTATGACCTGACCCGCCATGAGATGCAGTCGTTGAAAACCGTGGTGATGACCCTGGACGGCCATGACCGCGAGAAGGCCGCCAAACGGGCCACCGGGGCGATGAAATAGGGCTGCACCGGCTAAATAGTCGATGCAGCCCGTCGCCTCCCCGAAAATTGACATCATCATCGACAGCAAGAGCGCCCAAGCTGGCGTCCAGCGCGTCAACGCCGCCCTGAATTCCATCGTCACCGGCGCCAATGGCATGAACAATGGCGTGTCCGGCGCCATGCGTGGCGTCACCGGTTCGACGATCACCACGGGCAATGCGGTCCAGCAACTCGCCCAGCGCTTGACCGGTGCGAACAACAACGCGGTCGGGCTGTCCGGAACGCTTGGTCGCCTGGCTGGCGTCGGCCGTGGTGCGGCAGGCTCGATCGCAGGGTTGGGCGCATCGTTCGCCGGTCTGGGCGGCTTGGCAGTCGCGGGTGGCGTGGCCGCAATTGGTGCGGCAATTGTCGCTGTCGGCACGGCTGTCACCTCTGCGACTGCCCAGGTGCAGGCTTACAAAGCCAGCCTCACGACGATCATCGGCGACACTCAGAAGGCCGGTCTCGCGTTCGACGCTCTGGCTGATTTTGCGCAACGCACCCCCTTTACATTGGACCAGGCGGTGGAGGGTTTCACCAAGCTGTCCGCCCTGGGTCTGACACCGTCAGAGCGCGCTATGACCTCCTATGGCAACACGTCGGCCGCCATGGGCAAAGACCTGATCCAGATGGTCGAGGCTGTGGCCGATGCGACCACTGGCGAGTTCGAAAGATTGAAGGAATTTGGGATCAAGTCGTCCCAAGAAGGCGACCGCGTCAAGTTTACATTTCAGGGCGTCACCACTGAAGTCGGCAAGAATTCCACGGAAATTCAAGACTACCTGATCGCGATCGGCGAGACGAAATTCGCTGGCGGGATGGACCGCCAGGCGCAGACCATCGGCGGCGCCATGGCCGCGCTGGGTGATCAGATATTCCTGCTTTTCGCCAAGATCGGCGAAGGTGGTTTCGCCACCGGCATGACCAAAATCCTGGACGGGATTTCCAGCGGGATCGCCGCGATCACCCCTCTGTTGTCAGGCATTGGGAGCGTCCTCGGGGGCATCATCAATTTCGTCGCCGAAGTGGCGTCGGGTTTTGGCTCGATGTTCACCGCGATGACGGGCGGCGGGAAGGAAAGCCTGGGCCTACTCGACCTGCTGACAGTCGGTTTCAATCTGTTGGGGCAGTGGGTCACGGTAGCGGGTAACACGGTCGGCTCGGTCTTCCGTGGGATCGCCAACGTCATCCAGTGGGTCGGCGGTGGTATCCGTGAATGGTTGGGCAAGGCCTTCACGTGGCTGACCGGTGCCAGCACCGCGACCGTCTCCGACATGGGGCTGTCGTTCATAGCGCTGCTGCGCTCGGTCAAGTATGTCGCCGGTGCGATCCCCGACCTGTTCGCGACCGCGTTCCAGGATGTCAAAAAGCTGTTTTCCGGCTTGGGCAGCATCGTCGGCCGCCTGCTGTCCGGTGACCTTACGGCTCTCGGTGACATCGGTTCGGCCTTCACGGTCAGCTTCGCGAACAGCGCCAAAGCAATGGGTAGCATTGTTGACCAGGCGGCAAAGATCGCCGGTGATCAGAAGGGTGCCCAGGGCGCTCTCGACCGCATGCTCGGCCGTGGCAAGACCGCCAAGATCGACGATTTTGCTCGGGAAACTCCGACCGACAAGCCGACTCCTGGCGTGGACAAGGATGCCGCGAAAGCCGCCGCCGACGCCGCCAAGGCCGAAGCGGAACGCCAGAAGCGTATCCAAGAGTATTGGCAGACGCTCGACAACAGCGTCACCCTGGCGAAGATGTTGCCATTGGAGGCTGAAAAGCACAGCAAGTTCCTGGAGCTTCAGAAACTATACGGCGATAAGCTGTCCGACCAGGACAAGGCCGCGCTCGCATCGTCGAAGCAGAAGATCGCCGACAAGCTGCGCGAAATCGCGCTCGGGAAGTCCATCACGTCGATGGCCGACCAGGCTCGCCAGATAGAAAATGCCAACCTGATCAACGCTGGCAAGAAGCTAGGGCTGACTGAACAGGAAGCCGGTGTGCAGGACACGTTGGCAAAGCTGCGGATCGACGCATTGAATGGCGGCGCCACGCTCGCCGACCTGTCCAGCGAAGCCTGGAAGGCAGAAGAGAAAAGGCTGGAAACGGCTCTCCGGACACAGGCCGCCTTCGACGGTCAAGCCGACGCTTTGAAGAAGGTGAAGGACATCGCGGCGGGATATTCGCCGCAGTATGATCGCGCCCAACGCCTGGCCGGTATCGAGAAGGATCGCGCTGATTTCCTGGCTGGTGCAGACAAGGCAGGCATCTCGAAGGGCGTCCAGGCCAGCGTCCTGGCGGGCATGGATAAGGCGCGCGCCGGTATCGAAAATGAGTGGGTCTACTCCTTTACGGACACGATCCATTCGCTGGCCGATGAACTTGGCGGCAGCTTCGGAAAGGCCATCGGCAAATTCGGACGCGCCATGGACCGCATGGCCGCCGCAGCATCGGGTGACCTCAATAATGCAGGGCCACTCGGCGGCATCGCAAAACTGCTCGGCAAGGATGTCTCGAAGGGTTTCGCGACCGGCGCCCAAGGGATGCTCGACGATCTCCAAGGCACGATTGGCAAAGCGTTCGGCATCAATGGCGAAGTCGGCCAGGCACTTGGTGAGACTCTCGGCAAGATGCAGGGTGGGGCGGAAATCGGTAGCGTCGCGGGCAACCTGGTCGGCGCCCTCGGCGTGAAGACTTCGGCGACTGGCTCAATGATCGGTGGCGCCCTCGGCTCGTTCGCGGGTCCGTTGGGAAGCGCGATCGGCGGCGTTCTGGGTGGCGTCGTGGGCGGCCTGCTGAAGAAGACGCGGTGGGCAACCGGCCAGATCGACCTGGTGAATGGTGGTCTCGCGACCGGCTCGGTGGCTGGTAATAAATCGTCTTTCCGCGACAATGCCAGCACGGCAGGCGGTGCGGTCGGCTCCAGCGTCCAGGAAATCGCTGATGCCCTCGGCGCCGTGATCTCCGGAAACCCCAACGTTTCGATCGGCCAATATAAAGGCGACTGGCGTGTCAGCAGCACGGGCCGAACCGGCAAGCTGAAGGGCAAGTATAGCGACGTGACGGATTTCGGCGACGATGCAGAAAGCGCCGTCGCATACGCGGCCATGCTCGCGATCCGCCAAGGTGTTCTCAGTGGGTTGTCTGACTTTGCCGACCGTGCGCTCCGCAATTCGTCCGACGATTCATTCGAAACGGTGCTTTCAGTCGCCACGCAATATGAGACGCTTCTGAAAGAACTGGCGGCTTTCGACGACCCGCTCGGCGCCAGCATCGACAATGTAAACAGCGGTCTCGACAAGCTGATCAGCCAGATGAAAAACTATGGCGCCACGGCTGAAGACCTGTCGAATGTGGAGCGCTATCGTCAGGTCCAACTCGACAAGATCATCGCGGATCAGACATCGTCGCTTCGTGACCTTCAGAAGACGCTGTCCGGCGAAGGTTCGGGCCGGACGGTCCTCCAGCGCCTGAACAGCAGCCTGGACGAATATGCCGGATACCAGGCCGATCTCGCCAGCGGAAAGTCGATCGACAATGACGCTTTCGCGTCGCTCGCCAATGAGATTTTCGGCCTGGCGGGCAGCGCCTATGGCACTTCGACCGGCCAGTTCCAGTCGATCCTTTCGATGCTCAAATCGGACAATGCTGCCGCGATTTCCGCGACGGAAGATCGCGTCATGGCAAGTCAGGATGCCGCCGCAGCCGCCCAGCAGAAGCTCGTCGAGCAGAACGCAGCCGCCGCGCAGCAGCGTGATCAGTTGCTGGCGGAACAGGCGAAAGCGAATGCGCTGTCGGCCGAACAAAACGCTCTTCTCCGTGAACTGGTCGCCAGGGGCGGGCTGGGCAATGCCTTCGCCAACGCCCTCGGCTACGTGAACGGCGTGCCGACGGCCCGGACGGTCTAAATACGACCATGGAAATTCTTAATCGCGGGTCTTTCGTCCGCAACAGCCACCGATATGAAATTCTCGAAGACCTCCCGCTTCAATCGCTGGAGCCATCGTCGCGGGAGATCGTCATTGAGACCAGCATGGGCGAGGCTGCGGCGCAGGCGCTGGCCACGAAAATTCTCGCGGATGCAGGGCGCGTCACGCAGGGGTTCGAGGTCGCGATCGAAGGCGTGATCGACCTCAATGATTTCGCCGGTCGTCCGCCGCTGTTCACCGTCTCGCTGCCTGGCTATGATGTCGCCGAACGCGTATTTCGGGTGATCGAAGCGCGGGTGACCCGCCTCGCTGGCCGCACGACCCTGGTGGTGCGCGGATGACCGCGATCCTTGTCGCCCCGTTGCCCTTCACCGTCATCAGCGGTGACGCTGCGGCGAACCGTCCGGTCAGCAACCTGGGCAAAAACCCGCCTGGCCTGGTGTGGCGCGTCGATGGTGAAACCGCTTCGATTGTGGTGCAGGTCGATGCCATGTTCGACACCATCGCGCTGATCGGTTCGAACTTACGGTCTTTTGATACCGTTCGCGTTCGCGTTGGTGCCACTGCCGCCGCGACGGTTTCCGCCCCATCGTTCGATAGCAGCGCAGTCCCCGCATGGTCTGGCACGAAGATCGACGGGGCAGGGGCCAAGACGATCATTCGCGCACCATCGACGATGGTCAGTCGCTTTGTCCGAATCGACATTGGCGCGCCCGGCCACCTGGACGGTTATATCGAGGCGCAGCGCCTAGTTGTCGGCAAAGCCATCCAGCACGATGCGATTGACCGGGATGCTGAGACGACCTGGGTTGATAGTTCACCGTCATACACCGGGCCGAACTGGTCGGCGTTCGATGAATATGTGCCGCTTCAGCAGACCAAGGCCTCGCTGTCATGGATTTCATCGGCCGCATATCATTCGGAGTGGGTGCCGTTCTTATCCCGTGTCGGTATCACGACGCCGATCCTGTTCGTCCCCTTCCTGGAGGATGTGGCGAGGCATCAGACGACCGTCGTCTTCGGCAATGTTCAGCAGTCGATGCCGGTCAGGCATCCTGCATATGACATCCATAACCTCGAACTCACGGTGCGAGCGCTGGCGCCTTAATCCTCATTTTTCGGCGCGTTGAAGCTCTGCAAAATGTTTGTGAACGCGGGTGGAGGAGGCGGCGCAGATGGCGGCGGCGGCACTTGGCCATGATTGAGCCACTGCCAGATTTCGGGAGGCAACGCTCCGCTGGCGCGCCAACTAGGGAAATCGACGAGGAAAAAGCAATCCTTCCCAAAATGGCCACGGAAACTCTCCGTCAGCGCCTGCGGCATAGCTTCACTCTTGAGGAAGAATGTCCCAACGAACGGCTGAAAATACTGACTTACGAGCCTGTTATACCTGATGAAATTAAGCAGCTTATTCTCATCATGTCCGAATGAAAAATATCCATAGTTTAGGACGAAGTTATTCACTGGTTGCGTCCTTCGCTTCGGGATTTGCGATCATTACCGGAGAAATTTGGATCGGAATTTCCTTCATCCCATCTTCCGTTCGAACTCCGATTTGCTGCTGGATCATCATCTTCTTCTCGACGTGCTGTTCGCGCTGAAGCCGATCAGGATCGCGGAGCGTGAAATAGACCAGTTGCCAGCAAGCGATCGCCGCAGGAACGATGCCGATCAGCATAAACAGCGAAGCAGCGATGTATTGGCTCGCAAAGAACAGGCCTCCGGATATCGATAGGCAGAGCGGAACTGCAATCAGACACATCGTGAGCGCGGGGTTCATTGCGCTGCTTGTGGTAATCCTGGTGGCGAGGGTCGCCAAATGACTCTGGTCGCTATTCATCATTCTTCCGGTGCCGCCACTTCGATTTCAGGAACATTCATAGCGAAATGATTGGTTGCGGGACAATACCTGTGATTGTCCCATAGCGACGCAATGGATGCACCCGCATCCTAAATATGGAGGTGCGTAACCTCCTAGTTAAGATCGAAGCCCGCGCCCAGAATGGCGCCACCCAAATTCTCCGTATGTCCTCGCTCGGCGCTTCGGCGGCCGGAACCGTCCTGGACGGTCATGCCTGGACCCCATGCGTCCGGGATTGGGGCGAACGCTCCATCTCCATTTTCTCCAGCGGCGAGCTTCAGCCCGCGTCCGTCTCACATGGCGATGTCATCTTCCTGGTTTCCAGTGATTTTGACAACACGGCCTGGGCCTCGCTTTCGTTCGACGGTCGCCCCGTGGAAATGTGGATCGGCGAAGATGGTGCCGATTTTTCGGAATACGAACAGGTGTTCGCCGGATCGTGCGGCGCGTTGGCGCGCAACGGTCTGGAATGCACGATCGGCCTGGCCGGTCCCGACGCCAAGATCGCCAAAGACCTTCTCTCGCTGACGTATAGCGGCGAAGGCGCACTGAATGGCGATCCGGAAATCAAAGGGGCGTTGAAACCGTGGTGTTCGGGCGAGGCCAAGAACGTCAGCGGCGTCCTGATTAGTGAGAATTATTGGGTCTACCAGTATCACGGTTATGGCCCCACGGGCGGCGTCACCGGCGTTTTTGAGAATGCCTGGCCCGTTGCGCCGAACGCGTCCGCGACGGTGGACAGCTATGGCGCGCTGATCGGCCTCGACCTTCAACCTGGTCAGTGGGCGCACTGTCCGAAAGAAGGTCTCTATCGCCTCGGTGGTCAACCCAGCGGCCTGATCACGGCCGATGTCGTCGGCGCCACGGTTGATGGATCGCCCGCGATGACGGTAGGCGAGATCGTTCGTCACCTCCTGTCCACGCGCGTTGACGCCGATGAAATCGACGCTGCTACCTTCGCGCCATTCACGCAGGCCTGGTCTCTCTATGTCGATAGCCAGGTCAGCGTTGGTGACCAGGTCCGTGAAGCCATGCGGCAGGCGGGCGGCTATCTGCTGCCCGATCCGAGCGGGAAATGGATCGCCGGTGATTTTTACGCCGATGGTCCGGTCGGTGAACTGCGGGGCGATCGCGCGGCCGAACCGTTGGTCGAGAGCTATAGCCAACTTGCATCCGCTCCGCCTGCCTATCGCGTGAAGGTCGGCCACGATCGCAGTTGGACCGTCCATAGCGACGATCAGATTTCACCGCTGCTGCTGGATATCACTGACGAAGAGGCGCGCGCTGCTGCCGCCGATGCTGCGGCGAAGGCCGAAGCGGCTGGTCAGAAGGCCGACACCGCGATCGGGAAGGTCGATGATGTCGCCACCGATCTCGAAGGCGTGAAGGAGACGGTCGATCAGACGGTCGGCAAGACCACCGCCCTGGAGCAGAAATTCGCGACGCTCGACGCAGCGATGGACGGTGCGGAAAGCGAGATCGCCGATCTCCAGGCCACCTATGGTTCGACCGCCGCTGCCGCCGCAAGCGCGGACGCTGCTGCCCAGCATGAAGCGAATGCTCAGACCGCCGCGACCAATGCCGCCCAGGCGAAGACCGATGCTGAAAAAGCCGAAACCGACGCCGTGGCGGCCAAGACCGCTGCGGAAACGGCGAGGGGCCAGGCTCAGACCGCCGCCACGAATGCTGGCACGGCCAACACCAACGCACAGTCGGCCAAAACTGCCGCTGAAAGCGCCAAGAGCGCAGCGCAGGCGGCGAAGGCCGATACCGAAACCGCGTTCGCGAATTCGACGACCGCGAAGAATGCAGCCCAGGCTGCACAGACGGCCGCTGAAACCGCGAAAAGCCAGGCTCAAACCCAAGCGTCAAACGCCGCTGGTTCGGCGACGGCTGCGGCGGGTAGCGCCTCGACGGCCAGCACGAAAGCGACGGATGCAGCCAAATCTGCCACCGCAGCCTCTGCGTCGCAGGTTTCGGCGCAATCTGCTGCTGATGATTCTCAGGACAGCGCGGATGCTGCTGCCACGAGCGCCTCGGCGGCTTCGACCAGCGCGTCTGCGGCCGGACAATCCGCCACCGCTGCCCAGAATTCTGCCACTACTGCGACGACGCAGGCCGGTAAAGCATCGACCAGCGCGACGAATGCGGCGACCAGCGAGACAAACGCCAAGGGATCAGAGAATGCGGCGAAATCGTCGCAGACCGCTGCTGCCACCTCCGCGACTACAGCCGGTCAAAAGGCTGATGCTGCTGCCACCAGCGCCTCGACCGCTTCGACAAAGGCGACAGAGGCCAGTCAATCCGCCTCGACGGCCACCACCCAAGCGAACACCGCGATTACAAAAGCCGGTGAAGCCAGCACGTCTGCCAGCCAGGCCGCGACCAGCGAAACGAACGCAAACGCTTCGAAAAATGCTGCGGCGACTTCGGCGACAAACGCTGCGAATTCGGCGAATGCGGCCGGTGGGTCTGCCACCGCTGCGGCGGGATCAGCATCCACCGCCAGCACTAAAGCGAGCGAGGCCGGGAACAGCGCGGCGGTTGCAAGCGCACAGGCGCTGACCGCAGCCAGTCACGCAGCCGGAAATTTGATCAAAAAGGGGGTCTTTTCGGATGGCTCTGTTGGCGAGTGGGGCGGCAGCGTATCCACGATCACAACTGGCTTCACGCCGCCAGATGGCTCCACTCGCGTTCTCCAATTGAAGAACCGTGACAGCTATGAAGGCGAGCTTTCGCCGTGGCCCTTTTCAACTGAACGTAAGGTGCGGCTTACCGGACACCTCCTGTCGTTTGGTGCATATAAAGCCAGCATGGGTGTCCAAATTCAGGACGCAGCGGGCACAAACAATTGGATTTTGCGTGGGGCAACTCCCGCCAACTCCAAGGTTTGGAGCTATATTGACGAAGTTGTAACGATCCCCGCCACCACTGCCAAAATCCGATACTGCGTCGTATCGGACGGCGCGTCCGGTGCGAGCGACCATGATCTCCGCGCTACTGGCCTGAGTGTCACCGACGTTACCGACAGCACTGCTGCCGCTGGATCGGCGAGCGCGGCGGCGACCTCTGCGTCGGCCGCAGGCACTTCCGCGACTAACGCGGGGACGAGCGCGAACAGTGCGACCCAATCGGCCAACACAGCATCGAGCAAAGCCAACGAAGCCGCCGCATCTGCATCGTCTGCCGCGAATAGTGCGTCTAGCGCGTCTAGCTCGTCAAACGCGGCGGGTAATTCGGCCACCGCCGCAAATTCGTCGGACGTATCTGCCAAGCTCACGGCTGCATCGCAGATGCCTTCGGACTTTCAACAAGATGGGAAGTTTTGGCAAAATGGCTTTGGCGGTCTGCCCGCCTCGCTGACCTCGATCACCCCGAACTCGACCTTCTCATTCGTCAACAACAGCGATGTTGGCCGGACGATGCGCGTCACGGCGTCAACGCAGACAGACGTGTCGCAGATCGGCATGATCCAGCTTCAGCCTGACCGGATTTATCGGATCAGCGCGAAAGTCCGACAGCAGAGCGGCTCCGTTTTCGCGCAGCTTCAGCTTTACCGGATCGGCGTGAATTCGACTGGTGGCACGCTGCAAAATGGCACCGTCCAGTCTACTTATACCTTCACCGCGTTGAATCAGTGGGTCGAAATGTCCGGCACCGTTCCGGCATCCACGACCAACGCAATGATCGCGGCTGGCGCATCCAGCATCCGTTCGCTGCTGCGGCTGATGGCAGCTTCGTCCACCGTAACGGTCGATTATTCCTACGTCCGGATCGAGGATATCACCGAAAGCACTGGTGCGGCAGGTTCGGCGAGCGCTGCTGCCAATAGCGCTTCACAGGCGTCCGCGAGCCAGGCTGGGGCAGCGAGCAGCGCATCATCCGCGCAGACTAACGCCACCAATGCGGCGACCAGCGCGGGACAGGCCTCCACGAGCGCCAGCCAGGCCAGCACGTCGGCGAATAATGCTGCGGGATCGGCGAACACGGCCTCGACCCAGGCGTCGAATGCCGCAAATTCAGCCAGCGCAGCCGGGGGCAGCGCGTCGGCCGCACAGTCGAGCGCCAGCACCGCCAGCACCCAAGCCTCGAATGCTGCCAATAGTGCCGCCGTCGCGAGCAGCCAGGCGCTTTACGCATCATCGCGCGCGGCGGGTAATCTGGTCGCCAAGCCCACTTTCGAGGATGGCGATAAGGGCATGTGGACCGGCACGGTGTCCGTCGTTGCGGACGCGAACTCGGCGATTGGCACGAGCAGGGCGCTCCGCTCGCAGGCGCGTGACGCCGCTGAAGGCGATTTCATCCCGATGCCTGGCAACGGCGTCCGCATCCTCCGCGTTTCTGGCTACGCAAAAGGCGGATCATCTGCATCTTATCCGGTCAACGTTGGCATCCAAGGCCAGTTGGCCAGCGGATCGTTCACCTTTCCATATTCGCGCGCCGCAAACGCTGGTGTCACGACCTGGACCGCCTTCGACTTCAACTTGGCCATTCCCGCCACGGTTCTCCGGTTCAAACCTTTCGTGCAATCGCAGAACGATGCTGGCCAGGCCGGTTCGATCCACGATGCCCGCGTTGTCGCCCTGCGGATTGAAGACATCACCGAAAGCAATAGCGCGGCAGGTTCTGCGTCTGCTGCTGCTTCGAGCGCCAGCACGGCCAGCACGAAGGCGGGGGAGGCGGGGCAGTCCGCCACGTCCGCGTCGAACAGCGCGAACACCGCGAATATCAGGGCTGGCGAAGCATCGTCGAGCGCGAGTGCAGCGGCGGGATCGGCCGCGACTGCATCCTCGGCAGCATCCACGGCGACGACGCAGGCAAACCTGACGGCGCAATACAGCACGGCGGGGGGCAACTTGCTCCAAAATACCGACTTTGCGGTCGATACGTCAGGTTGGTGGACTGGCATGAACAGCCAGTCGAATGTCGTGTTTCCGATCAATGGCGGCGGCAACGATTGGCATCCTGAATTTGCGAATGCCATCAGCATCTATCAGCAGAGCAGCGGCGCCACGGGGAGTTCAGATTGGATGCAGAATATCACGGTTCAGCCGAACCAGTGGTATGATGTCTCGGTGTTGGTTGCTGCGCATCGCTGCCAGGTGCAAATCTATCTCCAGTTCCAAAATGCTTCTGGTGGTGCTGTATCGACTCCATCATCTGGTGTCCTGACTCCGCTCAGCGGTGGCACGAACATGAGCAACTGGACCCAAGTAGGATTCAAAGGACAAGCGCCTGCCGACGCGGTCAAGGCCCGCCTGTATCTGCGCAAATTCGGCACATTTGGCGGCCAGGCGGATAGCTGGGCATGGTTCTTGCGCCCCCAGGTTCGCGAGACATTCGCGACCGCCCCAACCCCCTGCGCCTACTCGCCTGGTGGCAGCGGTGCTGTTGCGGCTAGTCAGCAAGCGACGATCAACACCCAGCAGACCGCCATCGCGACCGCCAACTCGACGATTGCCAACCACACGACCCGTCTCCAGGCCGCCGAAGCGAACGTCAGCCAGACGATGGGCGCGGTGTCCGACATTCGTGGGCGCACGACGGCCTTTTTCCAGGTCGATGCTGTTGCGGCTGGAAATCGTGCGCAGCTTCGCCTGGTTGCCGATGCGAATGGCGGTGCGGGCGTCGATATCATCGGCGATCTTCGCATCAGCGGTAACGCAATGATTGGCGGGACGATCAATCCGGAGGCGCTGGACCTGTCGCGTTTCGTGAAGAAAATTGGTCCTGCGTCGGCCAACGCCAGCGACGCCAGGCTGATGTATGCGGCCGACCTTGGCGTGACGATCGCGAATGGCAGCTACCAGCTAACCGGTTCGATCGGCTTCACCTACACGAGCGGCCGCCAGACCATGACGCAGAGCGGGAAACCATATTATATCGACTATCTCAATGATGGCGGCCTGCTGATTGCTCTCACCAAGAATGGCCAGACGATCGCGCAGAAGAGTTGGACCGGCACGCGGCTATCGGTCTATGGCGCGCAGAATTTCTCTGCGGATATCACCACGATTTTCGACGATCTCGACCTGGATAACTCGGTCGGGAACGTCACCCTGGCAGTCTATTCGCGCAAAGGGTCCAGCGATACCGGGATGATCAATGAGGGCGACTACTATCGCCGCGAGATGAGCGGAAATTACTACAATTTCTCGATGTCGAACGTGAAATGCAAATGGACCCTCTGGTGACAAACGGAGGGTCAAGAGAGAAAGCTAAATAGGTGCATGAGCCTTTACAGCAATCTCTCTACGACCCTCCGCGAGGTCATCACCGCAAGCCTGGCCGCAGTGGTCGCCCAGATCGACGAAATTGAAGCAGCGATCGAAGCCGCCACTGTCCGCCAGGGCGGCGCCATCGACCCGATGTGCGCGCAGAATTTCGTCAACCATATCTCCGTCCTCAACGGATCGTTGATCACCCTGCATAACGAGCGGGCGAGGCTGGAAGATATCCTGGCGAGCGAGGCCACCGAGTGAAGGCCGTGATCAAACGCCTGGCCAACAAATTCCGCACGAAGGCTGGGCGCAGGGTCGCATTGGCGCTCGCGGTGGCGGGTCTGGGTCTGGTCGGCGTCACCGCTGACCCCCAGCTTCTCGACGATAGCATTACGGTCGCGGTCGCGATCATCAGCGTGCTGTGATTGACTTCGATTTCCTGGAGGTCGCTTTTGGCTGGATCGATTGGGCCTCTGTGGGGATCGCGCTCGCGGCGCTATTCCAGTTCCTGCCGCAGATCGCCGCGCTGATGTCGATCGGCTGGACTGTCTATCGTGTCTATTCCGACTATCACGAGAAACGGGATAAAAACCGGACATAAATAGGGGTCATGTGATCCCTCTTGGCTCAAGATGGCCAAATCTGAAATCGGTCTGCGCGAAACGCCAGGCCCAACCAACAATCCACGAATTCTCGCCATGGCGAAGGAACTTGGCGGCAAGCGTCTCGGCATCGCCTACACGGCCGACAGCGTGGCCTGGTGCGGCCTCTTTGTTGGCTGGGCGATACTGAAGGCCGACATCGAGCCACCCGCCGTATGCGTCCGCGCGAAGGCCTGGGCGACATGGGGTGCCAATCTTCGAGCCGAACGTCTCTCGCCAGGCGCTGTCATGGTGTTCGATCGTTCGGGTGGCGGCCACGTCGCTTTCTATATCGGCGAAGACGCCACCCACTATCACGTCCTTGGTGGAAACCAGAGCGACAGCGTGAACGTCATGCGGATCGCCAAGGATCGTTGCATCGCTCGCCGGTGGCCGCGTGGTGTGGCTGTCACTGGTCGGCCGGTCTGGTTGGATGCCAAAGGCGCGCCGATCTCGACCAATGAAGCGTAGTTAGGCTTTCAAAGCCAGCGCCGCGACGGCGCCCACGATCAAAACGACGATCACCAAATAGATTACCTTATCGACCTTCGAAGATAGTTCTGCTTGCTCCGTCGCCCATTCTGCGTCCCACTCATCTTTTTTTCGCTGTTCTTCCAGTGCTTGCTCGTCAATCACACCCAAATGGGCGACATCGATGTCGTGGGCACCCTTCAATGCACTTTCTAGGTCAGCATAGGTCTGCTGGTTCATGACATAGCGGTCGAATAGTTCGTTGCGCTTGATGTCGTATTTTTCGGCCAACCAGAGACGATAGGCGTCAGACGAAAGATCGCGTTCCATCGGTGGCCTATTCGCAGCCGGATTAATTGCGATAGCAACCGCCTCTGGCGGCTGACGCTGGCCGCCAAAGATGACCAGCAGCGTGCCGATCAGGGTGACCAAGCCAGCCACCATCAGGTGGTTTTGGCGCTGCGCAATCAGCCCGATATTTTCAACCCTGCTTGATCCGAAATACGTGCTAGGCACCTCCACGCTTGTGTCCATATTGAACGCGATCAGCAACCAGATGACGCCGATAGCAATCAGACCAAATCCCACTGGTCGCATCATCACACACCCCCTAAGTCATTTGGACGCTTCGCATATCTCGTAACTCAAGACGAAAGAAGTGTCGGAGATCACGTTTTATCTTGGCACGCAGAACGCCTTCACGGTCGATGGGGCATATATGATGCCATTGCTGTTTGGTGGCGGGGCAACTTGTCGGCGGGTCACATCTCTAGCGTGCTGGCATTTTGCGCCAGACGGATAGTCGATTCGCGTCATGCCATCACGATCCGAGATGACCAATGTGTGCGGTCCAGGGGAGAGCTTTTCCTCTTTGGGATCGAATTGATCGAAGACGTTTTCATGCGGCGGCTCATATTTCTTCCAAGGGCCTTCTTCAGCCTGCGCGAGCAATAAGGCCAAGAGTGCAATCATGTTTTGATCCCCGTCGTTATAGCCGATTGGTGGCGCCTTTAGATCGACGAGGTCAAGCCGATCTCTTCCATCGTATCGCGGAAATCGTTCACCGATCGCAGCAGATCGGGCTGATGGAAATCGGGGAAGACCCGCGCGTCATCGTCCAATTGATCGTCCTTCGGGCGGCGCAGGTTCATGCTCCGTAGCATCCTCCGAGCAACCCTTTCCAAGACCGCACCAGGCGAAGGATCGGGCGTGGGATACATGGGCAGCGGCCGGTCCAGGCCAAGGTCGGCGCGATCCTCCGGATGAAGGGTCGCGATCAGGTAGGGGATGCCCATCGGATCGATCGTGTAGCTGAGATGGTCCAGCGGCTCGGGCGGACGGTCGAACAGGTCCATGATGTCGTGTCGAAGAGTGGGGGCGGGTGATTCGTCGGTATCGCGCAT